TATCTCTCATTAAATTAGGGTTTGGATCCCATTGATATTGGTCTAATGCCTTTAAAGCCTCTTCGCTTCTTTGATCTACAATTAACTTTTCATTATCTACGATTCCCGCTACGTGACCTATGCCGTCCAAGATCGATTTTTTTGCATTGATTGTTGATATATCATAATTCTGTGCAAAATCATATCTAGTTTGTTGAGCCGCTGAATCGATATAGATCCAATCGATATCCCATTTTTCTACTAACTTCCTTATTTCGATAGCGTGTTGTTCGGTGGTACGCTCTGCATCAAGATATTCGTCCACAAGGTAATACTTTTCAGCGTCCCAATCGTAAGCCAAGACGCAAAACGCTGTAGGATCTTTATACCCGACATCAAGACCTGCAAAAAGGTCCATTTTGCTAGTGTCAATTTCTGATAAGTCCGATACACATCTTTCATGATTAAAATTCCATACTTGTCCTTCGTAAACGTTAAAGTCGGCTAGGTATTCTTGATTAAATTCGGCTTCGGACATCGCTTTCCTAGCTTCGGTAATGTCTGATTTTGCGTGCCTTGGGTTTTCGTGATAGCTTGCTCTAATTGATATCCATTCTGGGTATTCATCATTATAACCTCTATTGTAGAAGTCTGAAAACCAATTATTTCTTCCTCTAGGTGTAGAAATAAAAATAGCCTTGCTATTTTGTTTGTCTAGTGTGGGTCTTAGTGCTACATTAAAAGCATCTCTGCCATCAACGAGTGCTGCCTCGTCAAAAATTATTAAGTCATATGATCTACCAACACAGGAATCTACTTGGTTAATTGAACCCATTCTTACAGTTGATCCGTTAGATAGTTCAATAATTCGTTCTTTTGCATTATCTCTTGTAACCTCTAAATCAAAATGTTTTATAAGGTTTCTCTGTAAATCAAAAGAAATTTGTGATAATGAGTAGTTAGGCGACATTAATAATATATTAGTATTTGGAATAAGAGCCATTAACTGACCGATTACATTTGATATATAGGTTTTGCCTTGTCGTCTGGATAAAGCAGCACAAACAAATCTATATTTAGGGTTATTAACTGCATTGATTAACGCAGTTTGCGAGGGGATAGGATCTATATCAAGTAGTTCTAAGTATCCTGCAACGGGTAGTTTTAGGTACCTAGTTTCAGCATCATAATCCATAAGATTTGATGCAGTAACATCCTTTCTGCTTATTTCAAGCATTAGTGAATAGTTCTACTTTCTTCCATTAGAGTAAGGGGATCAATTAAATGATTATCTTTGAGAAGGTTATACGCATGTATATACCCGCCACAAAGATCAGCTAATGCCCACTCTTCTTCGGAAAGTGAATTCTCTTTATTTTGTAATTTTCTTAACGTAGTAACACAGTTATCTGCGATAAACTGTAACCACTCTGCTTTAGATAATCTATCCATTTTATCTACCATTTTACTTTATTTGCCCAATATGCTGCAGACATTTTGCCTTTAGCTATATTCTTTGCGTGTCTTGCTTTAAATGACCTTCTACGCTTCTTTTGAGCAGCAGTTTTAGGCTTTTTACCTGCTCCTCTAACACCTTGTTGTCCAAATCGAATAGTTTTTGTTTTCTTTCCGACTTTGGCTACAACTACATGGGATTTTGTTCGGTGTCGGGGTGTGCGTTTTGGTTTATTGTAACCAGACACACCCGCTCTTTTTAATTTCCCGTTTTTAGCTTTTTTTCTTGCCACGTTTCTTACCTCTTTTCTTAGGTCGTCCTCGCCTTTTACCATAAGTTCCAGTTCCTTTAGGCATAATACTCTCCAAAACCTTAAGCTAATATAGCTTTAATATTCAATTATCACACCAACCCCTAATACTTCTGCATGAGCAGCAAATATTTGGTCGGTTTGATCTTTTTTCAGTACAATAGTTTCACCACCTGCTAGGGATAATGTCCCTAGTGTAGTGTCTGCTGCATTAGCAACAGTTACTAGTCTAACTGTAGTTCCTGAATTAATTAATCTTACAAACTCTGATGCTGCAAAAGTAGAAGCGGCTCCTACTGATGTTCCGCAAGCGGCTTGAGCTGCTTTTAATCTAAAAATCATCTTTTTCTCCTAACGCTTCGTAGGCGTCCTTTTCTGGCTTTATTTAATTGACGGAACTTAATCGCACGAAGTCTTCGCTTCGCAGCTTTTTTAGTTTTGGATATGCCAGAAGTATTATCTATTTTCCATCCGCCTTTTACCTTTCGAATAGGCATTATTTACTCTTTAAGAGCTTTTTCTGCTGCTTCTTTTGTATCAAATTTTAACAACTTACCACCTTTTCGAATTCTAAACTTTCCTCGTCTTTCTTCGATTTCGGGTGCTGTATTAATTATTATAGAGTCCCCATCAGATACTGGATCTGATTTAGGTACTGCTATTTTGGTTTCATATTCTACCATTTAACTCTCCTAAGTCATTGCTGCGAAGATTTCTACATCACATGAAGCACTATCAGCATCTAAGGTTAAACTATCTACGTTTGACCAACCTGAAAATGCACCACCTGAGGTGTGAATCTCGACTTGAGGACCTTCATCAGCTCCTCCGATTATAACACTTTGTCCTTTTTCAATTTTAATATATGCTGTATCCGAACTATCGTCTTGTAATCCAAGAGTAACAAAGTTAGTGTCATCTAGATTAGTGATTCTTAAATAAGAAACATCTGCTCTAATTAGTGTTCCAGCTGAAGCTGCAGTACCAAACTTAAGAAAAGTGGTTGCAGTTGTAGTAGCCGTTACGATTTGTTTAAAGACCTCATTTATACTAGCTATTGTAAAGGAATTGGTCGCTCCTTGATCTTTGCCGTTCAACGATATAGCTTCTGTGACTGTTACAGTCATTGTTGCGGCAGTAAGTGTAGTTGACATTTAATTTCTCCTAATTATTACGCTCTTCAAATAAGCGATCAACTTTTTGGGAAAGTTTACTAATTGCTTCCATTACTCTGTCCATAACGTTGTCAACCTCTGTTCGAGTAACGTATTCTTTGCCAAGTTCTTCTCGAGTTCGGTTTAATAATATGTCTATACGTCTTATTTCTCGTACTTGTGCTATTATTACTATTGTTAAGGGCGCGACTATTAGAGATAGTATTGCGTTCCACATTATAGTCATTTCCGAATCCATTTTAGTGTCCTGTATGTGATGGGGTGCGTACACCCTTATTTTGATTTATATTATTACTTAAATATTTCCATATTATACCAAACTTGGGGTTTGATGTCAAGAAATATTTTTTGGTTGTCATTTGCATAGTAAAATTTAAATAGTATTTATGATACGAGACGTATGTATATACTATTTGAAAATATTTTGAAAACTAGACATCAACTATATGAATAACTTGTAAGTCTTTCCATGTGATTTTTAAAAATAATTTTATACACTAAATATTTTTACAGGCTCTGACTTGCCTTTAACTAGTATATCGCCTATATTTTCGAATCTATAGGGTATACTACATTGCTTCATAGTGTCCTCAGATACTATGATTTTCCATTCTTTATAATCATTTCTACCTGCTGTGGCTTCTAGTCTCGCTGCTAGATTCACGGCATCTCCTATAACTGAGTAATCAAAACGAGTTTCTGATCCCATATTACCTACTATACAAGTTCCTGTATTAACTCCTGTTCCTACATTAATAGGAGGTAGTTCTAATCCTTCTTCTTTAAATCTTTTATTTAGTTCTTGTGTCTTTTCATTAATTTCTATAGCTGATTTAACTGCTAAATCTGCGTGGTCTTCACAATCTAATGGTGCGTTCCAAAATGCCATAATACAATCACCCATATACTTATCGATTGTGCCTCCATTATCCAAAATAATCTTAGTCATACTATTAAGGTAAGTATTAATTAAATCTACCAAGCCTTCTGGGTCATCCTTTTTCTTAAATGCTTCTGAAACTGGTGTGAATCCCATAATATCTGTAAATAAGAAAGTCATTTCCCGTCTTTCTCCGCCTAGCTTCAATAAAGAAGGATCGTCTTGTAACATTTTTACCATGTCTGGTGATAAATAAGTACCAAATTGCTTCTTAACCTGTCTTCGAAGAAAGAATTGTTCTATAAACGCTCTAAAAGTGAGAATTGACCAGTATAAAAAGCCTATAGTAATGATTCCTGATATATCTATTAAATATCCTTGAACAAATGACCATACTGACCAGTAATAAAGTGATACAAAAGAAACTATAAGTATAGGAATAGATAAAAATATCCTAGATGCTGTAAATAATAGTATTAAAACTATTCCTAGGGCTATTCCTATTTCGGCTGTCTGCATCCATATAGGTTGTGTAGGACTAGTTCCCATTATAAGGTGATGTAAAATATTAGCTTGTATCTCGTGTGGGTACATCATGCCTTTTGCTGTAGGTACTGGATTTACAACTCCTTCTGCTGTAACTCCAAATATAACAAAACTTGCTCCTGTTATTGGGTTTTCCAAATATTCTTTTGCACTTT